AAGAACCTGTAATCAATAGTTTTTGCAACACTACTTAGTGTGGCTACCTAGCTCACAAATAAAGGAAATACATACCAAGTACTTAGTACTTGCGTATGGATTAGTAATAGATTAGTATAGATACGAGACTCAACGAGAGTGAGAGTCGAGTATATGGTGCGAGTGGACACAGGCTGTGCGTAGCACAGGGGCAGGTGTCCCTCTGCAACAAGGGGTGGGTGAATGATATCGGGTTAAGTTAACTTAGTAACTTGCGAAGCCTCAACTAAGTTAACTTAACTCAACGAGTTCATTCAACTCAACGTAGTTCAACCCTTGCACCCTTGAAACAAGGGGGTAGGGTAACGTATAAACCTCACACACACATTCTAGATCTAATTTCTAAAAGAGTACGATGGAACAAAGTGCATCTATTAATCGTTTGTATTATAGTACCTAGACCCTTTAACTTAAAGCAATGCATGAAGTCCAAAAGAATTTACGAGATATTTAATATGTTTACAGGTGAGTGGGAACCCAAGGAAATGACAGAAGAAGAGTTTCAGGCGATTCAGCAGCGTATGGATGCACAATCTGATATATTGGATGCAGAATACAGAATCATAACTAAAATAATATCGCAAAAGATGGGTATTTACGAAGTACCTAAAGGGAGTATGGATTAAAGTACTAGTTATATATAATATACTAGTACTAGTATCGGTACTAGTTACTTATATAGGTAACTAGTACTCTAGTACTATGATAAAAATCAAAAGAAAGATAAACCATAAGACAGCATTATATCCTATCTATACGAAAGAAGAGGCAGATAAGAAGAAGCTTAAATATGTCTATTGGAAAGAGTGTGATAAGGGAGATTGGGGGATAACAGATGATAATTACATATCAGAATGTATATCTCGCTCTGATTATACAGATAAGAACGGGAATACACGTACTTTTGTAAAATTAAGTTGTGGTGTTGGATGGTGTTCTTCTTTTTCTAAGATAGAATTTGAATTGAATAAGGCATATAATGTCTATTCTAAAACAAATCCAGCAAAAGACTGGAAAGAACAGGAAGCTGGAACAACCAGAGCTAAGAATACAGTAACTGCATATGCAAATATGCTGTTATCTGGGGATAGGGTAGATTTTTCTAAACTAGGTAATATATACCGACCAGATCAAAAGATTCCTGAAGCAACAGTACGTAGATTTCTAAAACAAAAGGTAGCAAAACGTATGGTAGAAGAAAAATTAAAAAATTTACTAGCTGGTAAGAGCGTAAATAAGGAGTTTGCAGTAGATAATCTGTTACGTGCCCTGCATATGGCAGAAAATAAAGGCGATGTTAACAACTTTCTAAAAGCAAACGACCAAATAATGGATTTACTGGAAATGAAGCCTAGTAAGAAGATTACAACGGATACAGTCCAGATAGATTTGACAAAGCAAATAGCGGATACTATAGCAACTGAAGAAAAGAAGCTATTAGTACAGCGGAAAGAGGAAAAGAGTGAGCACGATGTCACCTGATGACTATAATTATAATGATGAACATGTAAAATCTGACCAATTAGAGATTGCTATTAAAGCATTACATGTTATTTCTGTAATGCCTACAGCAGAATCAGAATTTCTTTCTGATGTTGCCTTAGATGCCTTAAGGGAAATGGAAACACATGGTATATTATATAATTATAACGATGATTAAGACTTGTTTGCCCATTGTAGTCTTATAGAGCAAGTATGCCCATTTGCCACAGACTGTGGTGAGCATAAGCACTGTGGATTAAAAACTGGAGACTACGAGTTAACAAAAATTCATAATATATCTAAATGTCCTAAGAAAAAACGTGGAAAAAGATAGAAAAAAAGTAATAAATAAATTAAAAGATAACATGATTATGTTTGGCAAGGTAGCCATGCCTAGTATGTTCTCTGCAGCTTCACCAGATTTTCATTATCAAATTGCAGACGTTCTCCTTGATGATTCCTCTCGTCAGGTGAATATTATAGCCCCTCGTGGACACGCAAAATCCTCCATAGTAGGTGGTGTTTATCCACTATATCATATAATGCACCACGAGGGTGCTAAATTAATTGTCCTCGTATCCAGAACACAGGATCATGCTATAAAGTTACTGGGTACTATAAAGGATACTCTGGATTACAGCCAGACGTTCCGCTCTGTGTATGGATACTGGGGACAACATTCAGCTAGGCAATGGGCTAAAGCAGAGATAGAGCTAAAAGATGGGACTGTTATTATTTGTAAAGGTACAGGACAGCAGTTACGTGGTATTAAAGTAGGCTCACAAAGACCAACTCTAATTATTGTAGATGACCCAGAAGATGAGAACAATACTAAAACTGCTGAAGCTATGGAACAAAATCTTAGATGGTTATTGCAGTCTGCAGTTCCATCACTAGACCCAAAAACTGGAAAGATTATTGTTATTGGTACTCCACAACACCAAAGGTGTCTAGTGGAAGTACTAAAAGAAATGAAAGGTTGGAATAATATGCATTTTGCACCTGATATGGATAAGGGCATTGCATTGTGGGAAGATTGGCAACCTATCAAAAAATTAAAGCAAAAGAAAGAAGAGCTGGAGTCTATTGCACGAGTTAGTGTATTCTACAGAGAATACTTGTGCCAAATAGTTGGAGATGAAGACCAATTATTCAAAGAAGCTTATATTAAGTATCATGACTACTCACTAGAGTTAGATAGTGATAACCAGCATTTTTTAGATAACGGGGAAGATAGAATACCCGTAAACGTCTTTATGGGGGTTGATCCTGCATCCTCAATACGCAAGACAGCTGACTATTCGGTAGTAATGCCAGTAGCAGTTGACAATAAAAACAACAGGTATATTCTAGAATATTACCGCAAAAGAGCAACTCCCATGAAATTAGCAGAGGGTATATTGGAATACTTTAAACTATACCGCCCTGTAAAAGTACGTATTGAGTCTGTTGGCTACCAAGAGATGCTTAGAGAGTATCTAAGGCAGCGTTGTGAAGAAGAGAATCTATTTATATCAGGTTTAGAGATAAAAGAATCTCCAAGGACAAGTAAATCATCAAGACTAGAAACAATGGAGCCTTACTTTGCACAAGGTAAGGTGTATATAAAGAAAAGTATGCTAGAGCTAAAGGATGAATTACTATTATACCCTAGAGGTAAACATGATGATTTATTAGATGGGCTATATTATGCAATGAAGAAATGTTATACACCCCATCATAAGGCAGAATCACAAGACAAAGCAGAGCGTAAGTATAACAGAAAACCAGATGACGTAAGTTGGAAAATAGCTTAATTTGGAACTTTCCACTTAATGTAGTAGTTTAAGTATGTAGTTTATCGATAAAACTGGTATATACGTACAAATTGTCTCATAAGAAACACAAAGAAGTACAGTTAACTCATGATCTTTTAAAAGATTACAGTTCTTCTAGAGAGAACTGGGCTAAACAAGCAGTCGAGGATAATGAGTTCCGTAATGGCAAACAATGGACTGAGGAGCAGGCGAAGACACTTCGCAACCGTGCTCAGGAACCTATTGTAGTTAATGTCGTTCATTCTGCAGTAGAACAGGCAAAAGCCATGTTAACTGCTAACAAACCAAGATTCCAATCAACAGGTAGAGAAACAAGTGACACAGAAGTAGGCAGAGTGTTCTCTGATTTAATGTCTTATATCTGGGATACATCTAGTGGGAATGTTGAATTAAAACAATGTATCGATGATTATTATGTAAAGGGCATGGGTGTTATGTTAGCATATACAGACCCAGATAAAGATTTTGGACGTGGAGAAGTATGTTTAAAGTCTATAGACCCACTAGAAGTTTATTTTGACCCAAGCTCTAAAGACCCATTTGCTAGAGATGCTGGTCATATTATAGTAGGTAAGGTACTTACTGAAAACCAGCTTGTAGATTCTTATCCAGAATATGAAGAATTAATAAAAGAGGCAACAGAAACTAAATATATCAATATGGTATCTGAATCACGATATGGACGTGAGAGTCAAGATGTTACATTAAAATCACGGTTATCTGGAGAAACAAGAACTGGTGATCGTGAACTAGAGTTATTTGACAGATATACAAAGATACGTATTCCATATATGAAGATATATGACCCTTTTGCAAATGAAGAACATGTTTTGAATACTGAAGAGTTTAAAGAGTACAGGCAAGAGCCTGTTGTTATCATAACATCTTCAGAGGGGTTAAGTATCCATACAGATAAAGCAACTGTAACTGGATATGTACAAATGCATGAGCAATTTGGAGATACTTTTCATATGATGCCAGACCCTATAACGGGACAGCCTATTCCAATGGCAGGTAAAGAGCATAAGGGTAGTATTCCTAATAGCACTACTCATATAGACATTGCAACTAAAGGTCATTTAATAGATGATAAAAAGATTCTAGTAAATAATATTGAAATAACAAATATTAAACAGTGTGTTTGCATTGGGGATCAGATGCTCTATGAAGCGGTTCTTCCTGTAGAAGAGTATCCTATAGTACCCTTTATGAATGGATTCAATAGAAATCCTTATCCAGTTAGTGATGTTAGATTAGTAAAAGGTCTACAGGAGTATATAAATAAGATACGTTCACTAATTGTAGCTCACGCATCTAGTAGTACTAATGTTAAACTATTAATACCACGTGGTGCTGTAAATAAAACCCAAGTGGAGCAAGATTGGGGTAGAGCAGGTACAGCAGTTATAGAGTTTGACCCTGAATTAGGTAGTCCTATTGTAGCCTCTCCAGTACCTCTACCAAATGAATTATATAAAAATGAAGCAGATGCAAAAGCTGATATTGAAAGAATATTGGGTATCTATGCTCTAATGCAGGGAGATGTAGGAGCTGCACCACAAACCTTTAAGGGTACTGTAGCAATGGATGAATATGGGCAAAGACGCATAAAATCTAAAAGAGATGATATTGAAGAAGGTTTAAATCAAATAGGTAAAGTTATTGTTGGTCTAATACAATATGTTTATACAGACCAAAAGATTATGAGATTGATGCAGCCGAATAACAAGCCAAAAGAAATAGTAGTGAATAGTCCTCTATACGATGATATAGGTAATGTAGTAGGGAAGATGAATGACATCACTGTTGGTAAATATGATATTATTGTTTTATCTGGTTCAACACTCCCAAGTAATCGATGGGGAAGGTTTGAGTACTATATGCAATTATATCAAAGTGGGCTTATAGACCAGATAGAAGTATTAAAGCAGACAGATGTTGCCGATATGGAAGGAGTCCTTGAAAGAGCAGGGCAGATGCAACAACTACAACAACAAGTGCAGAATCAAGACCAAGAGATTAAAAAGCTTAAGGGCGACCTACAGACTGCACAAAGAGAATCACTACACGATAGAAAACGTGTAGAGGTCAAAGAATTTGAAAAGAAGCTTGCCAAGGCTGAAGCAAAAGTGGAAATGGCAGCAAAGTTATACCAGACAAGATTAGGCGATGAGCTTAAGAGTGCTAAAAACGAGATGGCAGATGTTGGAGATAATCCACAACGTCAGATGAATGAACGTGTCTTAAGTCTGGAAGAGAATTGAGGAAGCGGTTGCTGGAATTAACCAAATCGCAAAGGAAATAGTAATATGGAAAAATTAGAAGTACGTGATGCTGGTAGTGCTCCTACACAAGATGTAGAGATGTTTCAAGGTGAAATAGCCAATGAAATACCTTCAGGTGATATCCCACAGGATGCACCTTCTACACCTGAGCAGGGAGTAGCACCAATCACAGAAACTGAGGAAAATGGAGTCGATCCTAAAGATGACTCTGGTCGGTATGAGTACTGGCAGTCGCAGGCAGATAAAGCCAAGGGTGAGCTGAAAGGACTTAAAGAAGAACTGGACTACTACAGAGAGAGTTTAACTCCTGTAGAAAATATGCTTAGGCAGAATCCAGAGGTTCTTGATAGTCTTGAAGCTAAACTCTCCAATGGAGTACCTACTGAACAAGGTGTTCAGCAAAATTCATTGAAGGAGCCTACAGAACCTGATAGACCAGTCAATTATAACGAAGTTGATGCATTTAATGACCCAGAAAGTGAGTCATTTAAGCATCGAATGGCTAAAGAGCAGTACAGAGATCAGTATTTAGACTATCTCAAAAATGTGGACAGGAACAGAACAATGCAGATGGAACAACAGTACCAACAGCAAATGGCTATGCAACAACAGAATGCTATGAGACAACAGGCTCATAGTCACGCTGTTAACAGC